GATCTAACAATCGCCAACAATGGACACGTTGAAGCCCCTTTCGAATGCGTGATATATGGATATTGCGTGAATCCGGCAATTCATATCATCAAAGATGGCGTTTTGCTTTATGAAGTCGAATTCCCGGTTGCCGTGGAGGAAGGCGAATATATCCGTTATTCTTCGCGGGATGGAATGCTTGAAGCAACACTTGTTTCCGGTGGATCCGAAAGAAATTTGATGCCGTTGCTTGATATTTCGAACGATAATTTCTTCAAAATACCGATTGGAAATAGCAAAATCATGTTCAATTCATCATCGGCAGCAACAAACGTGATCACGGCAACAATATATAAATTGTACGAGGTTGTTTGATTATGCTTTTATGTTATTTTGTATCAAGAAAAGATTTTTCAATCCTAAATGTTACGAAAATAAATTCATATTCCATCGCCCATAATCTTGATTGCGGCGGGAAATCGAAAATTGTTATCGCGGAAAATCCGAACGCATCCGATGAAGATTTCGTTTTAATAAAAGAAGGAAAAGAAATCAAATTCGGCGGAATAATCGACAAAATCGACAATGCCAACGGCGAAATGAAGCACAATATTTCATGCTTGGAAATCGAACAATTATTCAATCGTGAAATATTTCTTTCCGATGCGGATATCATCAAAACAACCGGGATCGAAGATTTCATCGCGGCAACGATTGAAAATTATTTCGCAAATACCGGCGATTCGTTCATCGATTTATCATATATCCGATGCAACGCGGCAACGCATACGAAAATCAATGCAAAGCCGCCGGCGGAAGATGGGATCTACAATTTCAAAACGTATTTGGGGAACGTCAAACAACAATACGGAATTTTCCTTGAATTTGATTTCACAAGCACGCATTTGAATATCACGATCCGGAAGAAGGAACAATCCGCAATGCAAATCGATACAACCTTGACGGATATCTACAATTGCGAAGAATCATATAAAATTAAAGTTTTGTCGAAATTATCCGTTTTGTGGCGGAATACAACAACGCAGGCGGAAACGATGCGTTATTTTTATTTGCATTCGGATCGAAGCGTTTCGGAGGTTGACAAAGATCGGATCGATGGCACAATTTCCGCAATCTGCATCGAAGCGGAAACAGAAGAAGAAATGATTCAAGCGGCAAAAGACGAGTTCAAAAGCAATTCATATTCGCATTCCATCGAAGCGGATATCTTGATCAATTCAAAGTTATATCCAATCGATGAATTATATGTCGGGCATGAAGTGAAGATCAAAACGGCAGCCGCAGGGATTCAAGAAAGCATCATTTCCGAAGTATCTTTCACGGATTCGGCGGATGTTGTTGCCGTGAAATTCGGTATTTTGAAAGTAAAATTAACCGACAAATTAAAATCATAAAGGAGGATCAAAACAATGGCTTTTCGGGGCATCACGTTTTCAAAACAAAGTGTTTCGTCTAATGACGATGCGCACATTTACAAAACATTGTTGCAGGGAAGAAAAGGAAGAACAAAAGGATGCAAAATGACATACGGAACGGATGATATCTATATTTCCGAAGGTTATTTCTTCGCACCGGATCGATTGATTGAAATATCATCATCCGAAACGATCCCAACGCCCGGCGTTACAAGCGGAACATCTTATTGCAGACTTGTTTTTGAAATTGACATAACGAAAACGAATACCAATTCGGAATTCAATCAAGGATATTTCAAGATTTTATCAAGCGCAAGCGGATATCCCGCAATCACGCAAGAAGATCTTGAAGATGGCGGCAACGTGTATCAATTGCCGTTTGCCAAATTCACAAAGACGATTTCCGGGATCGGATCTTTTGTTTCCGAATTGGAATCGGTCGGATATGCCGCCGGGGATTCAACAATTTATGTTTCCCCATCCGGAAACGATGCTTCCGGCGATGGATCCGCGAATTATCCCTTCCGAACAATTCAACATGCGCTTGATTGCACGCCAAAAAGCATAGAAAATCGAACAATCACAATCGATATTGCTTCGGGTACATATCCGGAAGATATTATTATTTCGGGTTTTTCCGGCGCGCCGCTTCGATTGCAGATCGGAACAATCACAATCAATTCGTTGCATGTATATGATTCATGCGTTGTTTTCAACGGATCAAAAATCACAATATCGGCATCCGGAAAAACATACGGCATCTATTGTCATCGAAATGCAAACGCCATTATTCAAACGGATCTTGTTGTCAACGGATCGGAATACGGCGTTTATGCCGGATACGGAAGCAGAATGAACGCAAGAAAAACAACAAACATCAATTCTTGCACATTTGCCGTTTCCGCAACATTTGCCGGCATGGTTTATATTTCCGCGTTATCCGGAAGCAAGAACAACAACGGAATACAAGCCGCGGGCGGGATCGTATCGCTTGGAAGCATTGAAGCGGGAATCGCATCAACGCAATATGTAACAACCGGCGGCGGCAGAATCTACACCGGAGCGCAAGCAAGCGTTCCATCGTATTAAGGAGGGAGAAACAATGTTTGTTGAACATAGCGGCATAACCTACGAATGCGCAAGCGCGGTAAAATGCGAAAACGACAAATATATTAGATTATTCGATGAAAACGGCGCAGAAATCGCATCATTTCACAACATAACTGATTTTTCGGAATATACGGCAAGCGGCGGATCCTTCGTTGCTCCGTGTGATTGCAACAAGCCTATTATTTTAACCGCGTATGCATTACGCGGCGTTACAATATCGGCGGAAGAATGGACTTTGAACGAATCCGCCGATGCTTTTTATTATGATATCGAAAACGATATCTTTTCCGGGAACGCTACAACGTGCAATGTTTTGATCTTCTTTGCCGATGGAACGGAATTTGAATACACAAAAACGCAATCCAACGGCAAAATCACATTGACAACGGCAGCCGCGCCCCTTGCGGATGTTGTGATCGAAAGCATTCAAGTTATAAGAGCATAAGACAAAAAGAAATTCAAAGCACGAAAGAGAGGAAAAAGAACGATGGCGATAATTGATAATTTGGGCGGCGGAATGGGCGCAAGCGAAAAAGAACAGTTGCAAGCGATTTATGACAAAGTAATCAAAGAACACATGGTTGACTTGCCTTTTACAAAAGTAAGTAATACGCAACTTGATTGCGATAGTACAGGGTATGATTATTTGGTTTTGACTTATAATTTGTATAACACAGGAGATGTTCCATATTTTATTGATAAGAAGAATTTTGTTTCACCAATTGTAATGAGAGCCGGCAATAGTAACACTGGCAAAACCAAAAATGTGACAAGTGTGAGTGATAGTGCTATTTTTTTAACTTCAAATGACACAGAAAATTGGTTTACGCCGGTTTCGATCAAAGGAATTTTATAAAAAAGGAGGATCAAACAATGTTCGCAATAACAATCGATTCAAATTGCTATGTCAAATCATTTTCGGACAAATACCGAACGCCGGGAAGTTTTCTTGTGAAAGAAATCCCGGAAACAAATATTGAAAAGTTGCAATGCTATCAATATATTGATGGCGTTTTTTCGTTTGATGCGGAAAAATGGGATGCAATCGAAGCGGAACGCGAAGAAAAGGCGGCGCAGATGGAAGCGCAGCGGCAGGAAGCAGCGAAAAACGCAGAAATCGAACGCGCCCGGAATGCTACGTTCGCAGAAATTGAAGCATTAAAAGCGCAGATCGCCGGATCCGATTATAAAATCATTAAATGCTACGAATACGCATTGAACAATCTTTCATTGCCGTATGATATGGAAGCATTGCACAATGAACGGCAGGCAATCCGCGAAGAAATCAATTCGTTGGAAAATAAAATCGTACAAATGAGGGAGTGAAAATGACGGAAATAGCATGCGCAGCAATCGCCGCCGGTAGTTCAATTTTGGGCGGGGTTTTAACGCTTATAGGCGTTATTATTACAAATTCAAAGGCAAACAATAAATTTCAAAATCAACTTGAAATATCGCAAGCCGTAACGGATGCCAATATTCAAGAGTTAACGCGCGAAGTGAGGGAACACAACAATTTCGCCCGCCGGATGCCGGTTGTTGAAGAACAAATCAAAGTTATCAATCATCGAATTTCCGATTTGGAAGATTATCACAAAGGGGGATGATTTTTCGTGGAATTTTCAAAGATATTATTGATTTTTGACTATCTTTTGTTGGTAGTCTTTTTTATTTGCGCGATATTCCTTCCGGAAGTCGATTTCGCGGGAATTATCATTGCATGGATGGCGCAAATCGGCGTTTCTTCCGCTGCTTATTATTGGAAAGCAAAAACGGAAAACAGAACGAAAATTCCGTTGAAGGTTGTTGAAAGCCTTCCGGAGGAAATGCAAGAAAAAATTGATTTAACGCAGATCATAACAACAATAATCACTAGCGAATAGGAGGTTAAAACATGACTTTTGAATTATTTATGGCATTATTGGCGGTTTTGTCTGTATTGACAAGCCTTTGCACGGAAGCGATCAAAACTTTTCTTGATTCAATGGAAATCGAATATGCATCGAATATTATCGTTCTTGCGGTTGCCGTATTCGTGGGAATCATCGGAACATCGGTTTTCTATGCATGGAACGATATTGCATTCACTTCATTGAATATTATAAGTATCTTTTTAATGGTATGCGCGAATTGGCTTTGTGCGATGCTTGGTTATGATAAGATCATGCAGGCAATCGCGCAGATGGCGCAGAAATAGGAGGTTAAAAAATGGCAAAAGTATTTTTATCCGCCGGACATGGCGGCAGCGATCCGGGCGCGGTTGGATTCGGATTGAAGGAAAAGGATATCAACTTGCAAACACTTCTTGCATGCAAAGAGGTTTTAGAAAATCACGGCTTGAAGGTTATTTGCAGCCGGACAACCGATGAAAATGATCCCGTGGGGCAGGAAGTGAAGGAAGCGAACGCATCCGGCGCGGATCTTGCCGTTTCATTCCACGCCAACGCAAGCGGCGGCGATGGATTCGAAGCATTCATCAATCCAAAGAATGCGAACGCTTCAAAATTGGCGAAATTAGCGGAAAAGCAGATCAAAGCAATCGGGCAGAATAGCAGGGGCATCAAATCCGGCATGAAGTTGTATTTCGTGAAGAATACAAAGGCAACATCCGTATTATTTGAATCTTTCTTCGTTGATAATGCAAAGGATAAAGAAATAGGCGATACAATCCCGGAACAAAAAGCGTTCGGCGTTGCATACGCAAAAGCGATCCTTGAATATTACGGCATCGCGTACAAAGAAGCAGGAACAACCGCACCAAAAGGACAGGAAACGGCAACAAAGCCGGCAAAGGTGGAAGCATCCAACGGATCCGCATTGAATGGTTGGCGCGTTAGAGTTACGGCGGATGTATTGAACGTTCGCGCCGGCGCAGGCGTTCAATATAAAGTCAATACAACGATCCGCAAAGGCGAAATTTATACGATCGTTGCAGAATCCGGCGGATGGGGTTGCCTTAAATCCGGCGCGGGTTGGATTTCATTAAAATACACGGAAAAAGCATGATAAAAGGAAGGCGAAAGCCTTCCTTTTTTTATTTCTCTATAATTGTTATTTGGATGCCGTAATTTTTCCGCCCCTTTTCGCTTTGTTGAATCGTTCTTCCATCGCTCCAAACATTGCGGAATTTCCCGCCGCCGATTGTGCATTCAATCTTCGCGATCCGATCTTCTTCGATCAATTTCAAAATCCGGGAACATGATCCCGCCTTGATATATCCGACAAGTTGCCCGCCGATCACAACTTTGATCGCGTTCGGATCATGCGGATTCGTTGGATCCGGTTGCAATTCTGCATTGCTTTCCGGGAACGAATATTCATATATATATGTATTGTAAAGTTGCCGGGCAATGATTTCTTTATCACTCAAAGCAAACGCCGGATTTTTAACCGCCAATTTCAAAATATTTGCTTCGTAATGCGACACGCCCGCAACTTTATGATTATGCGTTTTCGGGGCGATTTGCGGCGCAGGATCCGCCACGGCTTCCGCTGCTTTTGGAACATCCGCCGCCGGTTGCTTTGCTTTCTTGAAAAATTTTTCGAAAAAAACCATGCTTCAAACCTCCATTTTTTGATAGTATAATAACACTATTTGAAAATATTAGGAATATGATATATAAATAAAAAAGGAAAGGCACTTGCCCTTCCCTTTTGAAATGCTTATTTAACGGCGTTTTTAATTATTTCCATCATTGGTGTACCGATGAATTTGCGCCCCGATGATGGAAATCATAGGCGCAAAGAAATATTCAATTCAATATTTGGCGCAGACCATCGACCGCCGGTTGATTCAAAGTGCTGCCCTTTTTTCACGCCTTCCGGGCGTTTCAATCTTTCCGCCTTTTCGCGGCTATAATCAATTCGTTCAATGCATGCTTTCAAGAATTTATTCTTTTTCGCTGCATCAACTTCCGGATCCTTCAACGCTTCTAACGCATCTTTAAATTTATACATTTTTTCTTCGTAGTCAACCGGATCGGGCATGGATTCGTAAGCCTTGCACAATGCTTGTTGCGCTTCTTCTTTTTCCGATAAGACTTTTTCGTTCAATGTATCAAAGATATGTTTCGGCATGTTTTCTTCCGTATATTTTTCCCATTGCGCGATTTCTTTTTTATTCAATTCTTCTTGCTTCATTTTCAATCGCTTGATTAGCGTTGCATGATGCTTCGTTGAATCTTCGTTATTGTTTTGAATGCGAATTTCGAAATCTTCGATGCATTGTTCTAACGCAATACATACGCGATCAATAATTTCATCGTATAAACACGATGATGTTTTGCAATACGCTTGATTATCGCACAACAAGCGCGGCGCAGATCTTTCAACGCCTTCTTTTTTGTATGTACGAAGCGACATTGCACGCCCACACCGGCAAAACAACAATCCGGCAAGCGGATTTCGGATCTTCGTTGTTGGCTTTGCCCGATGGTTGCGCCCTTGCTTTTCGCGCGCAGCATAAAATAATTCTTCGGAAATAATGGCTTCGTGCTTTCCGTCATATACAAGATATTCGCCGATTTCTGTTTTTGGGCGCACTTTGCGCACTTCCCCATCTTCGACAATATTAACTGTTTTGCGCCAATTCCAACGCACTTTTCCGATATAATGTTCATTTTCAAGCATATCTTTGATTGCATCTTGCGCCCACAAGCCGCCCTTTTTGGCTTTTATGCCTAAATCATTCAAATAACGCGCAATCGACACGCGCCCCATATCTTGCACAACGTACATATCGAAGATCATTCGCACGATTTCCGCTTCATCTTCTCTAATTTCAAGCGTATAACATTTTTTCTTGCCTTCCATTATAGTTGTTTTGTTATATCCATACGGCGGAATTGATCCGATGAAATTTCCTTCTTTAACAGATTGTTCACGCCCCCGGCGCATAATCTTCTTTTGATATTCAAGAAATTCATTTCCGCGCTTCAATTCGCGTTCGAAGTTGTCGCGATCGTATTCATCGCGCAAATCGTAATTTTTCGGCGGCGTACAAATCAAAGTATTACTATATCTAAACAATTTAATAATACGCCCCGCATCTTCTAAATCCCCGCGCGATAATCGTTGCGGCTCTATAATCAATATCGCTTTGATTTTGGGCGATTCAATCATTGCAAGCAATCGTTTCATTTCCGGGCGATCATCGATTGTTTCGCCGGATACAATTTCGCGCAAAATATTTTCTTCCGGGATTTCTTTGCCGAATTGTTGCATCGCCCATTCCTGCAATTTTGCTTCATGCCGTGCAAGCACTTCTTCAACGGAAAGATTCGGATCATCGGAACGCGACTTTCTCAAATATATTATTATTTCGCTATATTCAAACTCTATTTTATTGTTATACATTTTGAATCCCTCCATATATAATTTTTGCCGAAAAAGCAAATATTTTTATCAATTATGCGTATTATTTGTGTTTAATTTTTGAATTTTATTATATATAATACTTTTAAAACAAAAGTAATGTTATTATATTTATACGAACACACATTCCCTAGATGGAAGAAAGGAAACACCCATGAACGAAAAAGAAACATTGCTTGCTTTAATCGAAAACCTTGATGAATATGCTATTAAATTTTTAATCACTTTCATTCAAAAAATGTTTATTCATTAAAAGAATCGCGCCGTTATTCCGAAAGATTTTCAATCATTTGGATAACGGCATTTTTATTTTTTTGCGACAATTTTTGATATTTTTTTATTACATCCAACAATTCCGGATCTTTCAAAATACTAGCCGCAAAAATCGCCATTTCTTCCGGTTGTTCTTTCAATCGTTTATCCTCTATTAGATCCGACTTTTGCACGCCGAAATATTCCGCGATTATTTCGATTTTGTCTATATGCGGAATCTTCCTTCCTTTGATCCAATCCGTAAAAGTATAATAATTAAAATCTAAAGCGGCGCACATATCTTTCCGGCTTTTCCCGGCTTCATCCATCAATCTTTGTAAATTTCTTGCAAAGATTTTTTTGTCATAATTAGACATTCATTCCACCTCACTTTCTTTCCTTTATAATACAACTTAAAGCACAAAGATGCAATCATTTTGCACAAAAATTTGTGCTTTAGGTATTGACAAGTAAATTATGCGGTAGTATTATCGAAGTGTGCTTGAAGCACAAAGCAGAAAAAAGGAGGATTGAAGCATGATAAATATGCAAATGTCAATGAAAGCCGCGCGCATTGATGCGAAATTAACGCAGGCGGAAACCGCTATGATTTTGGGAGTATCGCGCAATACATACGCAAATTATGAGAACGGAAACACGCCTATTACGCTTGAAATGGCGCAGAAAATCGCGCATACATTCGGAAGAACATTGGATCAAATCAAATTTAGAAAGTAAATTTTTTTTGGTTTTAAAGTGTGCTTTAAGCACACTATACGAAAAAGAAGGGAGAAAAAGCAATGCAAGAACGGGTTGCATATTTTGAAGAAAAAATTTTGATCTATAAAAATTCAATTGTAAAAGTGCATATTCCGGATCTTACAGAAGAAGAACGAAAACGAAGAATGAAAACGCTGCATAACGCGGCGGAAAAATTATTGAGGAAAACAAAGGTTGTATGAAGGAGGAAAGGCAATGAAAAAATGGATCGAAGTTGTGCAATGTAACGGCTGCAAAAAAATATATCCGGGCATTACGCCGAACGTTTGCGGAAAATGCGCCGCAAGACTTGCGAAGCGGGATGAATTAGCGGCGATCGTTTGGGGCAAGGATGCCCGCGTTCTTGTGAATGCGAAAAGGATTGTTGCACGGAAAAAATTGTTCGGATGGGAATTGAAGGAGGACAAGCAATGAATGATTTGAAATGTGCATCATTTTTCGCCGGTGTTGGCGGTATTGATTTGGGATTCAAGCAAGCCGGAAACAGTGTTTGCGTTCCGGTTATTAAAAGAATTGCGGAAAAAATAGATGCGGCAACGCAGGAGGACAAGCAATGAATGAAGCATGGAAAAGGATTTTCAAAGAATTTATAAGTTCATATAGCGCGATTCAAACATTGGAACGGAACAATCTTTTCGATGAAGAAGAAAAAGCCGTTCACGAACATAATTTGTTATTCAATATCATTCAAACAATGAAAATGGAGGTGGAATAATGCTTTTAACAAAAGCAGAATATGAGGAAATCAAAAAAATTTTGTTGATAACGGAATGAATCATTGTGTTGTATGCGATTCAATTTTTATTGTCAGCAATAACAATGACGGATTTATCAATGAATGCGTATGTCCTTGTTGTGGCGCATACGGAGAAGAAGTAATTGAAGCCGTGTTTATTTTGGAGGAAGAAGAATGAAAAACAAAGAAATCACAATCCGGCAAATCGGAGAATTTTGCACAAGCAGGCGTTGCGATAAATGCCCCATTGGAAAATGGAACGAGGAAAGCGGCTTGCATAATACATGCATGGAAAGTTTAAGATTCCCGGAAGTTTCAAAAATAATGTTAGAAGAAATCAAATATAAACGCGTTGAAACGTAGAAAAAACGCCCCGATTTTTGCAAAAAGTATTTGGGGCGCAAAAATGGCAACAAACACAGTAAACAAGGGCAACGGCGGGCAAATATTAAACGCAATATAATATTATGCATTCGTTGCGCCCGGAATAGGAGGAAAAATGAATAGATTAACACAATATTACAGTTGCAAGAATGCGAACAATATTTTGGCAGCGCTTGGAATTGATAACACGCCCGAAGAAGATGTTCAAATAATAAAATGCGAAAACGAATTGTGTTGCGAAACATGTCACCGCGTTGAGAATTGCGAAGAATGCCCCATCAACGAAGCAATTGAAAAATTAGCAGAATACGAAGATGCAGAAGAACAAGGATTGCTTTTGCGGTTGCCTTGCAAGCCGGGCGATATAGTCTATGTTTTTCTTGCGCGTCTTTCAGTTTTTGAATTTCAAGTTGTTGATTTTATTTTTGACAGTAAAAAAAGACTTGTAATGCGTGCGGAGCAACCCGGAAAGCGTGGACGCCGCTATCAATTTTTTTTCGAAGATTACGACAAAATATTGTTTTTAACCAAAGAAGCCGCCGAAGCGGAATTGATTAAAAGGCAGGAGGGCGAATGATGGAAAGATTGACATACACCGGAACGCCGCACATGGAAGAAGGCGAATTTGTAACGCTGGCATATAGCGATTATTCAATGCGGCAAATAATAAATAAATTAGCAGAATACGAAGATGCGGAAGAACAAGGAACGCTTTTGATGCTTCCGTGTCCTATCGGAAGCACGATTTATTCATTGGAACAATGGGATGACGAATCGGAATACAAATTATATGAATATATATTCGATGGAATAACCGGAAACGGATTGCGGCTTTTATTGCCCGATGACAACGATTGTTCATGTTCTTTCGAAATTGATGCTTTCGGCAAAACATTATTTTTGAATAAATCCGTTGCGATCGCGGCATTGCAGGAATTAAAGGAGGGCGAATGTTAGAGTTTTACAACAGTACACAACGAAAAGCAAAAAAAGAATATAAATGCGATTTGTGCGGGCAAGTGATTCGCAAAGGCGAAAAATATATTCGGCATTCCGGAAAATATGACGGCGATTTGTTTGATGATAAATACCATTTGACTTGCAAAAATATCATAGATGCATATTGCAGTGATCAAGGCGATCACGAATATTGTAACGATATGGTGCAAGATTGGCTTCACGATACATATTGCCTTGATTGCAAACATTACGATTACGATTGCACATTTTCGGAATTAAATTGCCCATTTATTCAAAAGCATTACAAGCAGGAGGGCAAATGATGGCAACAACAATAATATTTTTCATAATTCTATATTTGGCAAGCGATATCATGAATTCATTTTCGAATGATGCAATTTTATTATTTTTAGGATTTTTCATGCTTTCATTTGCAAATGAAATTAAAAAATAAGGAGGGCGAAAAATGAAACACATTGACGAAGTTTTGATCACATCGAATCCGTATAGATGGGATCTTATAAAAGCAGGAATAAAAACGATTGAAATTTTCGAAACAAAGCCGCCCGGCATATTCTATCCGTTCCGCTGTTTTGTATATCTTCCGGGCGTTGGCGTTGTCGGATGCTTCGATTGCGATAGCATATGTTTGACCATTTACCCGGAAAAATTCGCAGGCGATGCGGCAATGTCGGAAAAAGAAATTTCGGAATTTTCCAACGGAACGCCGCTTTTCGGTTGGCACATTCAAGAAAATAGCGTTGTTGAATATGAAACGGCGTTTCCGCTTGAAATGGCAACCGGATTCAAAACCGCGCCGGAATCATGGCAATACATAAAAAGGGAATGCGAATATGAATAAAAACGAATTGAAAGAACGATTGCCGGCGTTCCTTTTGGAGCAATCGGAAGAAGAAAAATCGAAAAACACGTTGAAAAAATATCAACGAAATATCGAATCATTCATTGATTGGCTTCCGGAAGTCGCAGAAATCGAAAAACCGATTGTAATTGAATATAAACGGCATCTTCTTGAAGATCTGCATTTTCGGACAAACACAATCAACAATTATATTATTTCGATCAACAAATTCTTGTATTGGTGCGGGATCAACGATTGCAAGGTTAAGCAATTGAAGAAGCAACACGCGGCATCCAATAGTGAAATATTATCGCTTGCGGATTTCAAGCGGCTTTTGCGGATGGCGCGCCGGATCGGGCAAGAAGATACCTATTTGATCATGAAGATTCTTGCAATGACCGGGATCCGGATTGAAGAATTATCCTTTTTCACAGTTGAAAACGTGAAATCAAATTATATTCACGTTCGAAACAAAGGAAAAGAACGTTCAATCATCATCCGGCAAGATCTATCAAGGGAAATCCGCGCATATTGCCGCGATAATGGCATCAAATCCGGCGTGATATTCTTTTGCCAAACGCCCGGAAAAATGATGGCAAAATCAACGATATGGCGCAGGATGCAAAAGATCGCCGGCATCGCAAAAGTGAACAAAAACAAAGTTCACGCGCATTCATTCCGCCACCTATTCGCGAAAATGTTTTTGGAAGAATATAACGGCAGCATCGCCGAATTGGCGGATATATTGGGGCATAATTCGCTTGAAACAACGCGGATATATGCAAAGACCACAGACGAAGAAAAGCGGCGCAAATTGGAAAGAATCAAATTCTAACGCCGCAGAAATGGAGGAAAAACAATATGAATATTATTGACTATATTCCGGAAGGTTACGCAAACGCGATTTCAAGAAAGAATCTTTCCGCCGTAACCGGATTGAATGATCGCATCGTTCGCCGCTTAATTGAAGAAGCGCGCCGCGATACAATCATCATTGCCAACGATGACGGATCCGGATATTGGCGATTCCCGGACAATCCAACGGAACACGAAAAAAGATGCTTGCGCAAATTCGTAAAGCAGCAGGAAAGCCGGGCAAAGTCAATCTTTTATGCACTCTATCCGGCGCGAATGAAAATGAAGGAGGGCAAGCAATGAGCGAAAAGAATCCCGATATTAAATGGATCAAGATTTCAACGAATATTTTTTCCGATGAAAAGATCCTTTTGATCGAACAAATGCCGGATGCCGATACGATTATCGTTATATGGTTTAAATTGCTTGCATTAGCAGGCAGGGAAAACAATTGCGGCGTGTTCGTAATGGGCGGAAAAATACCATACACGGATGAAATGCTTGCAACCATCTTCCGCCGCCCGCTTCAAACTGTACGTTTCGCAATTCAAACATTCGAAGCGTTTGGAATGATTGAAATTATAGAATCCCCCAACGGATCCGAAGTGATCACAATCCCGAATTGGGAAAAACATCAAAATGCGGATGGGATGGACAAGATTAGAGAACAAACACGATTGAGAGTTGCGAAACATCGCGAAAAACAACGGCTTGCGTTGGGTTGTAACGTTACGCGTAACGATACAGAAACGCAATGTAACGCCACAGAAGAAGAGAAAGAAGAAGAGAAAGAGAAAGAAGAAGAAAAAGAATATAATGTATCGCCGGGCGATACGCCCAACGATACGCAGGGCGATTCGATAAACGAATCGTGCAAGATAATCGTTGAATATCTCAATATTAAAGCCGGAACAAATTATTTGCACACAACAAAGAAAACGCAATCTTGCATCAAAGCAAGGTTGAAAGAGAAATTCACGATTGAACAATTCAAAATCGTTATTGATAAAAAATGCACGGAATGGATCGGAACGGAATACGAAAAATTTTTGCGCCCGGAAACATTGTTCGGAACGAAATTTGAAGGATATTTGAACGCGAAGATCAATCCGAAGCAATCAAGATCCGCAGCAATTCAAAATCGGGTTAGCAATATCGACAATTGGTAGATTTATTTGGAGGTGTGAAAATGAATAAATTGATAGATAAGATTGTGGAAAGAATGGATGGATTATATGGAAACATTTGCACGGGTATTCCTTGCAATGATTGTCCATATAACAACGATTGTTACGAAGGAGAACACGCAGAAAATCGCGCGGTTGATATGTGCAAACAAATTGTCCACGAAGAAGCCAAAGCATACAAGCCGACAAGAGATTTGATTATTAGAAATGATGCAATTCAAAGATTCATCGATGAAATGGAAGAATATAAAAATGTCACATTCCACATTAACGAGATTAAAAGATTATTGCAGGATGTTGAACCGCACAATGAAGTAAAGACCAATGCCGACTATATTCGCAATATGACGGATGAAGAATTATCAGAGGTCACCATTCAATATGATGATTATGTAGGAAGATATTACACGTCTGATTGCAAATATTTTTATGAGGAAGAAGAAGCATTAAAGCACGAAATAGAGTGGTTAAAAGCAGAAAGAAAAGAAAATTGAAATTTGGAGGGCAAGCAATGGAGCGCGAACAATTCAAGATATTATGCAAAGGCATGAAAGCCGTTTACACGCAAGAAACATTCTTGCCGGATGCCGATGCATTCAATATTTGGTTTTCCCTTTTGGGCGATTTGGAATATGCCGTTTTGAACGCCGCAATTCAAAAATACATGCTAACAAATAAATTCCCGCCAACGATTGCAGATCTTCGCGACATGGCAACAACGATTTCCGCCGGCGAAATCCCGGATTGGGGCGAAGGTTGGGAACAAGTATTGCAGGCGATCCGCCGATTCGGTACATATCGCGAAACGGAAGCAATCAATTCAATGGATGAATTAACGCAAGCATGCGTTCGCCGGTTGGGATGGCGCAATCTTTGCATGAGTGAGAACAACAACCACGATCGCGCCAATTTCCGGATGATTTATGAACAGTTAGCGGAGCGAAAGAAGAAAGAAAGCGTTCTTCCGCTTGCGCTTAATAACACAATTAAACAATTGAATCAAAACATTGTAAAGCAGATCGAAACGAAGGGAGGAAACGAACAATGCCGAACGTTCGGGCAATTAACAAAAACAAATACAATATAAGCAAATACAGATTCCGCGAATTATATTATTTCTGTTTACAGTATGACGAATGGAAAGAGAAGATCGAAGCAATCTGCAATCCGATCAAGGGAATGCAATATTCCGAAATGCCTTCTTCCGGGAATCCGGGAGATCCGACAATGCATATTGCGATCGAATGCGCCGACATTTCAAAGAAGATCATCGCCATTGAAACGGCAGCGCAAGCAGCGGATCCGGAATTGTATAAATTCATAATCATGGCGGTTACAACCGAAAATGTTACATTCAATTTTCTAAAGATGCAAAAAAACATACCATGCGAAAGAGATCGATTCTATAATTCGCGCCGGAAATTTTATTTCATTTTGGATCGAATATTGCAATCAAAAAACATCGAAACGATCGGAGGATAGAGAATGAAAGAAATAATCAAAATTGATTTGGAAAAAGAAATTCTTGTTATTAAATGCGGAACGCTTTTGCGCCCCGATTATTTGGAACGCTTGCAAAAAGAATTTACGGAACAAGCAAAAAAGGGCGTTGTGATTTTGCCGGCGGGTTTCACTTGCGAAAGAATACCAAAAGAAAAAGCAATCGTTGAATGCTGCAATAATTGCAGAAATTTATATACCGAATACGGATTCGATCTTTGCAAGAAATACGATTTCCCGCGCGAAGATCCAAACAATAATAAATGCGAAGATTACGAAATGGACTATGATTTGATGGAGGAATTGCAGAATGAAGAAAAAAATATCACTTGAAGAAATGGCACGCATCGCCCGCGAACGCGGTGTTTCATATGGACAGATTCAGCAGGAAGAAACGATCGAAATGATACGCAAGCAAAGAGGATTCGAAAGACGGAGGGAGGAAAGAAGATATGAATAAATATTGTTATACGCCGGAAGTTATCAGCGAATGGGAACGCGTTTGCGAACGCCTTAAAAAATCCGGGTATGATTTATCGAAAATCCGGATTGCGGTAGAAGATCCGGAAATGAAGAAAAGGAAGGTGCATGAATGAAAGAATTTATAAAAAAACTAATTGCAAGGTTGGAAGAAAAATTTAAATATAATAGTGAGCAAGCAGAAATATGGAAAGATGGTTCTGATAAAGATGCGTATTTTCGTGAAAAGAAAGATTTGTATTTGGACAGAGCAAATACCTATGGGGAAATAATGCGTATTGTCAACCAACTTGCAGAGGAATATAACAATGTTTTTTGCGAGTGGAAAGAAGATGGTGTTTATTATCATACTTGCAAAGGCGAAAAATATATCTGTGACACAATTGACGATTTCGAGTATTGCCCTTGTTGTGGCAAGAAAATAAAGGTGGTGTAGTTAAATGAAATCGGACAATACATGAAATACGGAAGATAAAAAAATACCACACACGCAGGACAATATAACATGATATTATGCTATTGTCGAATAACATGAAAAATCCATATGCCTTTCATGCGAAAGAGCCGTTGTCGAATCCCGTTCCGATGGCGGCTTTTTTGTGTGGCATAAAATCGGAGGTTATGCAATGGCGCAGGAATGGGCAAAGCCTTTCTACAATAGCAAGGCATGGAAAGCATGCCGGAAAGCCTACATCCAAAAGCGAACGTTGATTGATGGCGGCATGTGTGAGATCTGCCACAAAGAGCCGATCTACATCGTACATCACACAATCAATCTAACGCCGCAGAACATCAACGATCCGGATATAGCATTGAATCATTGCCGATTGGAAGGCAATTGCAAAGCATGCCATGATCGGCAGGAAGGACACTTCATTGATGCGCAAAACATTCCGAAATTGAATTGTTTTTTCGATGAATACGGAAATCCGGTTGATTTGCGGAAAGTATAAAAATATAAATATCCCCCCCTATTTAATCAAAAAGGCAAAAGCCACGGAGACCGAGGGGGTGGACTTCAAATTTCACGGATGCCGCGCGCGTGCGGGGGTGTAGGTAAAAGCATGATTTGTCGGAGGTTATGCGAACATGGGAAAAGTTAGAAAAACATCGAAAGAATTGAATAAACTAAAAAAGATATTCAAAGATATAGAGCCGGACAAAGCAAAGATCGTTGAAAAACTGATTTCCAACGCCGCATTCATGGCGGAATCGTTGGATGATTTGCAAGAGATCATCCGGGAAAAAGGATTTACGGAAGAATACCACAACGGCGCGAATCAATCCGGCGTGAAGAAATGTTCCGAAGTAGAAATCTATAATACGATGATCAAAAATTATTCAAGCGTGATCAAGCAATTGGTTGATTTGCTTCCGGAAGAAGCAAAAGGCGGCGGCGATGAATTGCTTGATTTCATAAGCGGGCGCAGCCGTTGACGGAATTTGAATTGTATTTCGGATCCATCGTTGACGGAAGGATCACGGCATGCGAAAAAATGAAACGCATCGCCGATATGCTTTTGAATCAATATGCTTCGCCGCAAGAGTTTCATTTTGATTATGAGATCGCCAAAAAACATATTGATTTCATTGAAAGATTTTGCAAGCAGCCAACCGGCAAGATCGGAACGCCGTTGCAATTGCAATTATTCCAAAAAGCAAGATTGCAAGCCGTATTCGGTTTCGTGGATGATAACGATCTTCGACAATATAACGAATGTTTGATTATCGAAGGGCGAAAGAACGGAAAGACCACAGAAACGGCAGCAATTGAAATTGATATGCTAGTCAATGATGGCGAAGGATCGCCGCAGATATACAACATTGCAACGCAAAGAGAACAAGCGATGCTTGGATTCAATGCCGCGCATAAAATGATCCGACAATCGCCGATGCTTTCGAAGCATGTAAAAAAGCGGGCATCGGATTTATATTTCGCCCACAATTTCGGCTTTATTAAAGCGCTTGCAAGCAACACAAATTCCCTTGACGGATTAGACGTGCATTGTGCAACGATTGACGAATTGGCAGCGATCAAAAATCGTGATTTGTACGATCTTGTAAAGCAGGCAATGGGCGCGCGGGAACAACCGCTTCTTTTTACAATTACAACGAATGGATTCGTTCGCGGATCCATCTTCGATTCACAATATGATTATGCGAAAAACATATTAGAAGGCAAGGCGGAAAACAAACGCTTCTTGCCTTTTATTTACGAATTGGATTCAATCGATGAATGGGATCAAGAAGATGCATGGGAAAAAGCGAATCCCGGATTGGACACGATCAAAAGCCGCGACTATTTGCGGCAGATGGTACAGAAGGCAAAGGATGATCCATCTTTCAAGCCTACTGTATTAGTTAAAGATTTCAACATGAAGCAAACGGCGGAATCCGCATGGTTACGCTTCGAAGATTTGAACAATGAAGCGATGTTTGATATGTCGCAATTTGGTTATTGCATCGGCGGATTCGATGCGGCGGATTCGGTGGATTTGAACGCCGCCGTTGCCATATTCCAACGCCCGAACGATGAAAATGTTTATGTTGAATCTATGTTTTGGATCCCGCAATCCGTGATTGATGAAATAGATCGAAGCGGAAATCGCCGGGAACGTGATAATGCGCCGTATAAGTTATGGATAGAACAAGGATTCATGCGAACGTGTGAAGGCAACCGATGCGACAAGCGGATCTTCCTTGAATGGTTTCGGGAAATACGCGACAAATACGACATATACACTTCGTTCATTGGATATGATCCGTGGCATATATCGGATGATTTGATCCGGGAATTTCAAGCGGAATTTGGAAAAAACGCCATGATCCCGGTACGGCAAGGAACAATCACACTTTCGGATCCGATGAAGAATCTTGCGGCGGATTTCAAAGCAAAAAGAATCGTTTACAACAACAATCCTATTATGAAATGGTGCTTGATCAATACAGAAATCAAAACAGACATCAACGGCAACATTCAGCCGGTCAAGGGATTGGATGCACGAAAGAGAATTGACGGCGTGGCAGCCTTAATTGATGCATACAAGGTTTTGCAGGATAAACGCGATCAATATATCAATCTTAATTGAGGGAAAGAAAATGGGTTTATTTGATTCAATCAAAAAGAAAGAAAAAATCGAAAGTAAAGTCGAAACGTATTTCCAAACATTGAACGCGTATTCGCCAACGTTTACCACGTTCGAAGGATCAATTTACGAAATGGAATTGACACGCGCGGCGATTCATTCGTTTGCAACGCATTGTTCAAAGTTGAAGCCGGAAGTTAAAGGATCCGGCAATCAAGCGTTCGCCCGGATGCTGCAATATCAGCCGAATTCGTTGATGGACACGAAAAAATATTTGTACCGGCTTGCAACGTCTTATATGGTGGACAATACGGCATTCATTGCCCCGCTTTTCGATTCCACATATGAAAAAATTGTTGGCTTTTATCCGTTGGCAACGCCAAAAGTGAGGATCAAAGACATTGACGGAACGAAATACATTCGTTATGAATTTGAAGCCGGGAATTATGGCGTTTTCCGCTTGGATGAAGCCGGGATCATGAATCAATTCCAATACAAAAACGAATTGTTCGGCGAAAGCAACGCTTGTTTATATCCTACGATGGAATTGATCAACACAAACAATCAAGGAATCATCGAAGGCGTAAAGAGTTCCGCAACGCTTCGATTCCTTGCAAAAATCGCGCAGACATTAAAGCCGGAAGATTTGGAGAAAGAAAGAAAAAGATTTGTTGATTCGAATTTCAATGCTTCCAATGCCGGCGGCGTAATGCTTATTGATGCGAAATATGAGGATGTAAAGCAATTGCAAACGAATCAATATACGATTGATTCGGCGCAGATGGCGCAGATCAAAGAAAATGTTTTCAATTTCTTCGGAACAAATGAAGATATTATGCAAAACAAATTCACATCGGAACAATGGGGCGCATATTACGAAGGCAAGATCGAGCCGTTCGCAATAGAAGCATCCCTTGTTCATACAAACATGAAATTTTCGCAACACGAAATCGCGTTCGGAAATGAAATCATATTCACGGCGAATCGCTTGCAATATGCATCCAACAAAGAAAAATTGGACATTGTAACGCAATTATTTGATCGTGGATTTTTAACACATAATCAAGGTTTGGAAATTTTCAACATGGCAGGCATCGGCGAAATCGGCGATTCCCGATATATCCGGAAAGAATATGGACTTGCCGAATATGAACAAGAGCCGCAAAACGTTTTTGTTACAACCGAAGCAACGCCGGCAGAAAAGGAGGATCAAACAAATGCCAATCTTGGAGAATAGACAGTATCGGGCGATGCCGTTCGTTACGCCCAACAAAGAAGAAAAGAAAAACAAATTCGATTCGGATTGCTACGTTGAAGGATACGCAGCGAAATTCGAAAGATATGTTCTTTTCGAAATGGGCGATCAAATCGTTTATGAAGAATTTGCGCCGGATTGCTTCCGCGATTGCGACATGACGGACATTATTTTTCAATACGATCACGCCGGCAGGGTTTACGCCCGCCAATCCAACAACACATTAACAGTTGAGCCGGACAACATCGGATTGTTCATTTGCGCGGATCTTTCCAAAACAACCGCGGCGCGTTCGATGTATGAAGATATCAAAGTCGGAAACGTAACAAAAATGTCATGGGGATTCATGCCCGATTATGATTCGTTGGAAGTTATCGAAAACGGAAACGAAGTGACAATCCGGCATCATAAGATCCGAAAAATCTATGATGTTTCAAGCGTTTCGATTCCGGCGAACAATAACACGGATATTCAAGCGCGAAAATTCGCAGACGGAGCGATCGGCGAATTTGTGAAGGAGATTCGCAAGCGCAAGAAATATATTAAAAGAATCAAATTATTATTGGAGGTAAACAAAAAATGAGCAGATTGGAAAAAATCGAAGCAAGACTTGCGGAAATTGAAAAGGAATTGAATTCCGAAGAAGTCGAGGACAAGACCGAAGAAGATCTTGAAAAGATGGAAGAAGAAGTTCGATCTTTGCAGGCGGAAAGAACAAGCATTTTGAACGCAGCAACAAAGCGCGCATCGCTTGAAAAATCCATTGCGGAAGGAAGAACAATCGGCGTTGATGTTACGCCGGCAACATTTGCAGGAGGTAAAGAAGAAATGGAAAGAACATTTGATGCATCATCCAAAGAATTCCGCAGCGCATGGGCAAAAAGCCTTATGGGGCAGGAATTAACAGACGTTGAAAAAAGAGCATATGCGCAGGCAGACGCAGCGATCCCGACAGAAGTCGCAGATCAGTTCTTCGAAAAAATGAAGAAACTTGCGCCCATGTTGGAAGAAATCACATTGCTTCGCGTTGCCGGCAACATTAAATTCTTTGCGGAAGGCGTGAGAAACACCGCCGGAAAGCATACAGAAAATGCAGAAATGGCAAGCGCAGGCGATACAATGGTTTCCGTAACGCTTGGCGGCTTTGAGTTTATGAAGGTTATTTCCATTTCAAAGAGCGCGAAGGCAATGAGCGTTTCCGCATTTGAAACATGGATCGTTGATATGCTTGCCGGCGATATCGCCCGCGCAATCGATGATTATATTATCAACGATTCAACAAATGGTATTTCCGCAATTTCGTTCACAACCGGTGAAACGCAGGTTGAAGCAACCGCAGCATATACATATGCAGACATTATGAATTTGATCGCATTGTTGCCCGCTGCATATGATGCCGAAGCGAAGTTCCTTGTCAACAAAAAAGTATTGTGGGCGGATATTCGCGGCATCCTTGACGGAAACAATCGCCCGATCTTCGATCCGGAAAGCAAAACAATTTGCGGATATCCTATTGTTGAGGATGACAACGTTAAAACCACAACAAAGGATCTTTATCTTGGAAGATGGAAAGACATTGTCGGAAATCTTTCCGAAGATGTTACTGTTGAAAGCAACGCAAATTCCGGATTCACACGCGGCGCAATCGATTATCGCGGTTTCGCGGTATTTGATTCTAAGCCCGCAAAGACAGACGGAATTGTTCGTTTGACAACAACGGCGTAAATTATGTTAGATGCGGCGGCTTTGATTGACTCCGACAATCTGCCGCCGTTTTCTATATATCACGGAGGTTTTCAAAATGCTTTTAAAAATTAAATTATCCATGAGAATTTTTCACAACGCGATCGATGATGATATCAACGCGAACATCGCCGCATGCATGCAGGATTTGCAGCGTGTGGGCGTAAAAGCATCCGCGGCGAATGCTACCGCCGAAGATGCATTGATTGTCAAGGCGGCGGAATTGTATTGCAAATGGCAATACGATTTCAACGGAAAAGGCGATCAACATCAAAAAGCATATGAGAATTTGCGGGATGCATTAAGTTTATGCGAAAACTACACGGAGGAAATCGCCGATGTATAACGATGTTATTTATTTAATATCTACGCAGAAAACGAAAAACGAAATCGGAGATCTAATAGAAGAACGAATTCAAACGATGCGTTTCGCGAAGGTAAAGAGCATCGGACAATCGGAATTCTATCAAGCGCAGGCGCAGGGCATGAAGCCGGAAATTAAATTTGTGCTTGCCGATTATCTTGATTATGACAATCAAGAAGAAGTTGTTTACAACAATTTTGTTTATAAAGTTTTAAGGACATACAGAAGCGGAAACGAAATGGAAATTGTTTGTTATGGCGGCGTGAGAATGGAGGTTGTCGAAAATGGCGATTCCTAGCAGCATAACCAAAGTAAGCAAAGACGGAAACGTTACATACACACAAAGCGTTGATCGTGTGAATTATACGATCCGCGAATTGACACGCGCAGCATTGCGCGATGTTGGAAAATATGTATGCAAACAATTTCGAAACGCTTATTATTCGCGATTCAAAAGACATTCCGGGCGCGTTGGAAAATTTACGCAATATTGGGTTAAATACAAGCAAAAGGATATTGAATTGCAAGTTGGAATGAAGCCGAATGGATTTTACGGAGGATTTCAAGAATTGGGATCTTCCAAAACAACCAAACATGCATTATTAACGCATGCCGTGCAAGATAACATCGCGCAGATTGTCGAAATCGAAAGTCAATATCTTTCGGCGTTGGAGGATGAAGCGCGGGCATTATCGCTTATTAGCGAAGAAGATTATGAGGGCGGCGCGGATGAGTAAAACGAATTCACTACGAAAAACAATTCAATCAAATATCGATCCGATCATCAATTGCTATTATCGGAAAGCCGATGCAAAAGCGAAATATCCGCATGCGGTTTATGAGTTTGAAAACATCGATTTGAATGATATATGGCGGGATGATTTGATCTTGATTGTGGATTTGTGGGACAAAGGCAACGATACATCGCAGATTGAAGATATCGCGGATCGGATCGAAGCGTTATTCAATGCCGCAAATATGCCGGGCGATGATATTCTTCCGACATTCTACCGAATCGGCAGGAAGCCAATTGATGACGAGGACAAAACGATTTTGCATCGGCAATTGAAATTTCAAATCCAAAATTATGATAGAAAAATAGGAGGTTAGAAAAATGTCAAAAGTTATTACCGGGAACGGCGGCAACATTGCCGAAACTGATTATCACGTTTTGACGTGGATCGGAAAGACCAAAGGCGGCGCGGCTTGCAAAATTACTTTGGAAAACGCGTTGAACATGGGAAATCTTGAATGGACACTTGCGGAGAAAAACGAAGTTGTCCCCGCGTTAGAGTTCGAAGCGTGCTATGATAACGCAGATTCGCAGGCAGACGAAACAACCGCTTGCCCGTGGAAAGTCGAAATCGATGGAACACTTTCAACCGGATCGGGCGAAATCCTTCTTGGATTGGGTGTTTTTGCGATCGATGGAACAGACGTTGCATTGTGTCGCGGCGGCGGCGCGTTCAAGGTGGAAAGAGAGTTCCGCCCCATCGCAGCAGATGGCGACAAAGGCATAGTCAAAAACCGCGTTTCGCTTGATGTTGAAAAAGCAAAACTTTCAATGAACGTTTTGACGATGCTTGCTTCGGTTGCATCTATGTATCCGGCGTTGAGCGAAACAACCGCAGAAGGTTAAAAACAATAAGTAATAACCAAAGGGAACGGCGCAATCCGTTCCCTTTTACTTTTTTAATTATCGGAGGAAAAAAGAATGAGAAATTTGAGAACAAGCGATCTTTTCGAAGCAATTCGATTGACAAGCGCAATCGGGATCCGGGAGGAGATCAAAGAAGTTGCAAGGCAGGCAGAAGAAAACAAGGGCAAGAAAATCAAAGTCGATTTCGGCGTTGATTTGATTCTTGGAATTATGGAAAAGGCGGCGCAGGAATCCGCAGAAAAAGAAATATATAAATTCATCGCAAACATTCTTGAATGCGAATGGGAAGAAGTTCGCGACATGGATCCGATCGATCTTTTGGATCAATTGGAAAAGGTTGCAGACTTGGAGAAGTGGAAAAATTTTTTCAAGCGTGTAGCGAAATCGATTATGAAGAAATAATCGATTTGTTGCTACATAGATACGGAAATTTTGAATATATCATGCAATTAGATATTGAAGCGGCGGCGCGGATCATCCGCAAAGCGCAGGAAAAGGAAAAGGAATTTCGTTATTTTCTGCAATGGGCGATCCAATTGCCGAATATGCGAAAAGAAAATTATGTTTCGTTTGATCAATATCTTGATCGCGCAACCGGAAGAAATATCGATCAACGCCCGGTTGCGGAATGCATGGCAGAAATTGAAGAAATAAAAAAATTATTTAAGTAAAAAAGGCGGTGGCGGCGATGGCATTGTCAATCTTTTCGTTGATGGGATCGATTTTCGTTGATTCAAGCGAAGCGGAAAACAGTATTGCGAAAACGGAAGAAAAATCGAATAAATTATCGGAATCATTGATGAACGGCATCACAACCGCCGGACAATGGGCGGCAGGAATTGCAACCGCCGCAGCCGGGGCAGCACTTGCGGTCGGAACGGCGGCAATCAATGTTTCAACGGATGTTGATACGGCGATGAATGGTTTTGCCGCATCCACCGGAACGGCGGTTGATGAATTAGCGCAATATGAAGATGCAATGTTGAATATTTACAATGCCAATTATGGCGAATCATTCGATGATATTGCGGCATCTATGGGCGAAATCAAAAATATTATGGGCGATGGAATGGGCGCGGAAGAATTGGAGCAAATGACAACAAATGCTTTGATGCTTCGTGATACTTTCGATATGGAGGTTTCCGAATCCGTTCGCGCCGCAAATGCCTTGATGGATCAATTCGGCATAACCGGCGAAGAAGCATATAATTTGATTGCGCAGGGCGCACAAAATGGACTAAATCAAAACGGCGATATGCTTGACGTGATCAACGAATACGCCGTTCATTTTGAATCGCTTGGATATTCAAGCGAAGAAATGTTTAACATGCTTGCAAACGGCGCAGCAGATGGCACATTTTCCGTTGACAAATTGGGCGATGCAATGAAGGAATTTGCAATTCGGGCGCAAGATGGATCCGCATCCACAACCGCCGCTTTTGAATCGCTTGGGTTAGATGCGGAAGATCTACAAAGAAGATTAGCAGGCGGCGGCGATGCGGCGCAGCAGGCAACAAACGAAATATTAACGGCATTGCAGCAAATCGGCGATCCGGTAGAGCAGCAGGCGGCAGGCGTTGCGCTTTTTGGCACAATGTGGGAAGATTTGGGCGCGGATGCGATTCTTGCAATGCAGGATACGCAAGGCGAAATCACAAATACAACGGATGCACTTGCAGCGATTAACGAAATCAAATATGACGATTTGGGAAGCATGATGGAAGGATTGAAGCGGAATTTCGAAACGCTGCTTTTGCCGCTTGGAAACGCTTTGATTCCGCTAATTATGGAAGTTGTGCAAGCCGTGCAAGATAATATGCCGGTTATTGAAGGAATAATTGCAAGCGTAACGCCGGTTGTTGTTTCGCTTTTTGAATCAATCATCCCGCCTTTGATGAATTTGATTTCGGTTGTTCTTCCGCCCCTTGCGGATTTGATCAACGCGGTTTTGCCGGCTTTTGTATCAATCATCGAAGCGATTTTGCCGATCGTTTCGCAAATTATTGAATCCGTTCTTCCGGTTTTGGTGGAATTGATCGATAAATTATTGCCGCCGATTATGGAAATCGTGAATGCAATTTTGCCGCTTTTGGCGGAATTATTGCCGCCGATTTTGGATTTGCTGGATCCGATCATTCAATTATTGAATCCGATCATCGAATTACTTATGGCGATTTTAACGCCATTGATGGACTTGTTAAGCGTAATTTTGCCGCCCTTGACGGAAGTTATCACAATTTTGGTCGATGTTGCGTTGATGAAATTGCAAACGGCTTTTCAAACAGTTTCAAGCGTGATTCAAAATGTGGTAAATGTGGCGGTTACATATGTAACGGATCAAATCGCTTTATTGCAAAGCATATTCAACGGAATTGTTGAATTTTTCCAAAATGTTTTTGCAGGAAATTGGAGCGCAGCATTCGAAAATTTGAAATCCATCGTTTCGGATGTTTTCGAAGCAATGATCAACGCCGTGAAAAATCCGGTGAATGCAATAATTGGCATCATTAACGGCTTGATTTCGGGCGTTACATCCGGAATCAATTCAGTTATTAACGCATTAAATTCATTGAATATTGATGTTCCCGATTGGGTTACAGAAGCAACCGGCGTTTCATCGTTTGGATTCAATCTTTCCACGATATCCGCGCCGCAAATCCCGCTTCTTGCAAAGGGCGGAAATGCAATCGAAGGCGGATCCGCAATTGTCGGTGAAGCCGGGGCGGAATTGATCGAATTGCCGCAGGGCGCGCGCGTTACGCCATTAACAAGCGGCGGCGATCCGTTGGGATACAAAGAAATGACTAGCCGATTGGATACCATGATCGGATTGTTGGCGGGCATCCTTGAAAAAGAAGGCGTTATCAACATCGGGGAAACGCAATTTGTGAATTATGTCAATAAGTCATTGGGCGCGATGCTTTAGGAGGTTAAAAAATGCGAAAATTTTACATCGATAACGAAAAAAATGAGCGTTTTTCCTTGTGGGGCAATCGCGTTTATATGGTGGATCCTTCCGGCTTGGGAATAAAACACGATGCATCATATATCCGCATCGGAAATTCTTTTTTGCGAAACAAAATGCACGTTGCGCAATCCAAAGTTTCCGGGAAAATTGAATTTATGGATCCGGGAGCGAATAAAAAGTTTGTAGAATTTTATAATTTTTGCGCAGGATCCGAAAAATTATATCTTGTATATGATCCGGGCGATGGTACGGAATACATTCGCGATATTGATATCGGCGAAGTGAAAAAGACCGAACGCACCGGCGGAACGTTGCCGATCACAATCAATTTCCTTTGCAAATCGCTTTATTATTTGAAGAACAACAATCGATTCATTTTCGAAGCAGGAAGCAGCGAAAAACGATACGATTATGCATACGATTATACATACGGCGATTATGGAACGTATGAAGCAACAATCGCCAACAATGGACACGTTGAAGCCCCTTTCGAATGCGTGATATATGGATATTGCGTGAATCCGGCAATTCATATCATCAAAGATGGCGTTTTGCTTTATGAAGTCGAATTCCCGGTTGC